GATACTCTTGTGTTTGTTGGGCAGTTGGAGATACTTTCGTATGATACAAAATGATAACTTTAAGTTTGTAGTTCATAGAGAGAACTTTTTATCAGTTAGTCAATGCCAGAAACTAATGAGATATTTAGAAACAGGTGAACCAACTGAATCTGAACTCGCAGGTAATTATGATGAGAACATATTGAACAAAGAGGTTCGTGATAATAAAGAGGTGGTGATTAATAACAAACAATTAAATGACAAACTACAAATGGTATTTGAATTATCTAATCAATCCATATGGAAATATGATATACAAGAAATGGAAAAGGTAAAAATACTACGATATGAAAATGGTGGTAAATACAAATGGCATACTGATTGTGGGTCAAGAGAAACTTCATTAAGAAAACTAACTGCAATTGTTCAATTATCAGATGAAACAAAGTATGAGGGTGGAGATTTAGAATTTGGGATTACAGACAAATCAGGTAAAAATAACTACACCGCTCCAAGAGCACGAGGAAGTATTACAATCTTCCCTGCTTTTTTATCACATAGAGTTACATCAGTTACAAAAGGCAGACGATATTCATTGATAACTTGGATGTTAGGAGATTGTTTCGTATGAAGTTAGCACTATGTATATGTCCACAATGGTCAGTTCAAACACCTTCATTTGCAATCGGTAGTTTAAAATCACACATTAAAAATAAAGATGTTGAGGTTGAACAATTTGATTTAAATATCAGAACATCATTATACACCAAAGAAAAACACATTGAAAAGTTTTGGGATTGGGGTAATGATACACCTTGGAATTCAGAAGCAAACTTCAAAGATGAAATCTTACCACACTTTAAAGATTTATGGCACGAGTATATTGATAAGTTAGCAGAGTATGATGTGGTGGCATTTACTACTTACATTTCTAACATTGTAACAACAGACTATATTGCCAGATACTTAAAACAAAAAAATCCAAAGATACAAATTTGGTATGGTGGACCTTACTCTTGGTATGCAGAATCAGCAGGGTTAGTTGAAAATGATAATTATAGAGAGTATGTTGATGTGGCTTGTAGTTCAACGGACGGAGAAAAAATTATATCTGATTTAGTTAATCGTTATATGGAAGACGGACATTATGAAAATGTAAAGGGTATTTATCGTTGGGATAAAATAGCACCAAGTTTTCCTACGGTATTAAAAAAGGGTCGTAGTGGTAGAAAGCCAGTGTTCAATGGGCCAGTCTTACCACAAAATTTAAATGAATTAGAAATACCAAGTTGGGATAAAGAAATCATAGATGAGTTTAAAAAATTAACAGAAGCTTTTGATACAGAATTACAATTACCAATGCAAACTTCAAGAGGTTGCACTTTCAAATGCACATTTTGTAGTGAAACAAGATTGTATAGAACAAAAAACAATGAAAAAATTGTTGATGAGATGAAAGGATTGACTGAACAAACTGGCATTAATAACTTTTGGTTTACAGATTCTTTAATTAATGGTTCAATGAAAAATTTTAAGTTGTTGGTAGAAAAATTAGAAACAGAAATGGACAATGGAACAATACCAAAAATGTATTGGGGTGGACATTTCAGAACACACAAGAAACTTGACGGAGAATTGTTAACAAAAGCAGTTAATGTAGGATTGAACTATATGAATGTTGGGGTAGAAAATGGTGTTAACAAGATACTGGCATTAATGGAGAAAGGACAGACCACAGATGATGTTAGTCATTTTTTGAAATCTGCATACGAAAGTAAAGTATTCTATATAGCTAATTATATACCAGGTTATCCAAAAGAAAACTATATGGATTTTATATTACAACTAAAATTTTTGTATGACAACCACAAATACTTTGGAAATAATGGGGTTATAAACTTAATGCAATCAACTGATATTTTAAATCACACACCATTAGATGTTTATAGAGATGACTTTGAAGTTTCAAAAGAGAAAACTATGTTGAATGCTTGGGTATCAAAAGACTATAAAAATATATTGATGATTAGACATTTAAGGTCATTCTTAATTGAAATAATGCTAAGGACATTTAAATTTACAAAAGAGGGTGAGGATTTAATAGGAGATGAGTTTTCATATGCGACCACAAAAGAAAGGGGTGGAAAACCACCATATTATAGAGCAAGACTAAGAGAGAAAGACTTAGTGTTTAATAATGTTGAGGTGGAACTGAAAGATAATGTGGATAACGATATATTTAACAAAGATTTTTTATTATCCACGGAACAAAACAATGTCGTGGACACGATTAAAAACGAGATAACAAAAACAATAAAAGGTTTTGCTTGGGTAATGGTAAATGTAACCAATAAATCAAATGTTAATTTTAACATTAGAGATAATTTTAAAGGTTATGGTTTGAAAGACTCTTGTTTTAATTTAAATTTTTCACTAAAATCTAATGGTGATGACTTTGAACTTGATTTTGGATTTGATTTTAAGATTGGGAAAGAAGATAAATACTTATTTGATGAGACAGATAAATTAGATTTTATTGCCAGAAACGAAATACAAATTATTGATAATGTTAATGAATACAAATTTTCTGAAGAGGTTAATGATTTATATTTAGATAGCACTGACTATAAAAAACACAAGATTTCAATCCCAAGAGTTCCTATGACAAATCAATATTAAAAAAATTACATTTTGAGATTTAAGTAAGATACTTATTTATATCTAAGGTTATTCACAATGAAAACAAAAACACTATTTGACCACATAAAACAAATCACTAATGTTCAGAACCAATTGTATTGGGACAACATTACAGATGCGGACAAGAAAACTTGGTCCAATTATATGGTGCATAGATTTTTATCAATGAAAGCAGAGTGGATAGAAGTTGTAAATGAAATACAACAATATTGGGAACTGAAACCAAAATCAGTTTATCAATTCTACACCAATATACTACCAAGAGGAAATACATTTCTTAGATATACTAAATCTAAAAA